ATGTCACCTGGGTTTGTTACGCAGTATTATCCTCGACCCGGGATTTCTGATCTACATACCAAGGATTATGATCGCGCGTGGGCTTCGGCCCGCTTTGTGTATCATCTTCCTGATGGCCCCAGGGATGTTAATTGGACTACGGCAATGAAGGCCCGTATTTTTGGCCTTTATCCCAGTCCTAGCGTTGTTTATAACGCTCTACCCTGGACTTGGCTAGGAGATTGGTTTGTTAACGTTAGCTCCATGTTGCAAAACATGGAAGCTGGCGTTGCCGATCGACTAGCCGCTGATTACTTCTACGTAATGCACGAGAGAGGTGGCATACAGACTAATACCTGTACGTCGTACTTTCTTAGGCAAAGCGGAGAAGAGATATCAGTCTCAGGCACCTCTATCGGAAATTGGGCCCATAAGGTCCGATCCGTAGGGGATCCTTTTGGTTGGAATACCCCAGAGAATAATCTCTCGGGTATGCAGTTATCGATACTTGGGGCACTAGGCATGTCTCGGTTACGATAACACACTACCGTGCTTGTACGGTATACAAGCTTGTAATGCGTAAAGTTAGGAGCTTCTAGTGCTTGCAGATCCTCAATCAGTGACAGTCAATTCGATTGCTATTTCTTTGCCTCGGACCTCTATGGGTCCAACGGTGAATACGTATCAATCGGCTGACGGTGTCACGACGATGACGACGAAGCAGAATGTTACTGCCAGTCGCTTTCGCCGAGAAGTCCGCTTGAGTCAGCATAAGATTACTGCTGACCCAATCTCAGGTCTTAACAAAGACCTGGGAGTTTCGGCTTATCTTGTTATTGATGAGCCGAAATCCGGTTTCTCTGATACAGAGATCGGTTACATCGTCGAAGCCTTGAAAACTTGGTTGTCTTCAACCAATTATAACAAGGTTCTCGGAGGGGAATTCTAATGGCGGATCCAAAGAACGATGAATTCATGTCGTTTCTCTGGAAATCCATCAAGGACTTCCTCATCTCGCTTCTCTCGCGTAAAAACGCTTCTTGAGAGCGACGGTGTAATTTCCGATAACTTGGAGTAAGCCTAGACGGTCTTGATTCCCCCGTTTAAATGGAGGTTTCAATGAAAAGACCGACCATGCTCGTCAAGGCCGTGCTGAGACAACTCAGTATGGACCTAGACTTGTCCGTAGAACGCGATCTGCAACGTGTTGCAGATCGTTGTGAACACGAAGGGTTAGCGTTTTTGACGATAACACTTCCTCTGCTTTCAGATGCTCTCGAAAGAGGCATTGAAACAGGGACGTTCACATGTCCGAGTAATTTTGCTCGGCATGGAAGTCTCCCCCGTTTTATGGGAGGTTTCTTCAAACGTGTGTTCGATAAGGATGGTAGGCTACTTCATGAGCCATGCCCTTATACCATTGCTGGTATTCGGCAAGTTTGTCGTTTCTTTAAGAAACTAAAACTTGAGTGTAGTCCAAAGCGTAATGCCGAGGCTATACAGCATTTCATCGAAGTAGAAGGCGAACTCCGTCGTGACACACCTTTCATAGAAAGGAAGGACGATGTCCTTGACAAAATATCGGGGATTATTTGGGCGCAGGTTTTTCCTGAGCTTGATTATCTCGATCTTGTCTGTCATCACGGCCCTGGCGTCACTGCCGACCGACTACTCTCCAATGAGAGGAATCGGATTCGTCTGTGGAACCAGAGATCGGAGCTCTCTTTCCCTTCCGATTTGCATTGCTATCCCAATTATGGGGTTGCAGGAGCGATCGGGGGTACAGGGGAAAGAGTCGAACGAGAATTAGGCGTTGAATACCTTGATCTCAGGGATGAACTCCCTGTGCGAGTTGTATTCGTGCCTAAGACTCAGACGGCGCCACGAGTCATTGCGATTGAGCCTTCACATATGCAGTATATGCAGCAGTCTATAAAAGACCATGTATATACGATATTGGAGACTCATCCACTGACTTCATCGTCGATCCGGTTTACCCGGCAAGACGTGAATCAGAGACTCGCCTACAAAGCAAGCAAAGATAGACGACTAGCTACGCTAGACCTGAAGGATGCGTCTGATCGGGTGCATTTGCACTTAGTTCAGCGCATTTTTAAGACCTCAGGGCTCCTCGAATACCTCGAGGATGCTCGTTCTTTGCATGCTACATTGCCCAACGGTACTAACATTGTCTTGTTCAAGTATGCTTCTATGGGATCAGCTTTATGCTTTCCTGTAGAGGCAATGGTGTTTTACACCCTTGTTCAATCAGCAATGCACATACTCGATGGGGTGCGTC